ATCGTTCTCGCAAATTTTACATCGTAAAAGTAATTGACAGAGACCACGAAGATGATGGTGTTAAGTTTTGGAGATTTAAACACAACATTAAGCAAGAAGGTGTTTTAGATAAAATCTTCCCAATTTTCCGTAACAAGGGTGATATCAGTAATCCTGAAAATGGTCGCGATTTAATTTTGTCTTTGACATTAACTAAGTCGGGAACAGGTAAAGAATATACGGTAATCAATTCAGTAATTCCTGATGATGTTAGTCCATTAAACGAAAATCCTGAAGTTTCTAAGCAATGGCTAGGAGATGAGTTAACTTGGTCTGACGTTTATTCTAAGAAGGGTGAAGATTATTTGGATATGGTAGCTAAGGGCGAAGTACCACGTTGGGATGTTGATGCTAAGAAATGGGTATCAAACTCTACAGCGGAAGAAGTAATCGGTTCACCAAAATCAACAGTTGTTGATCCACAAGAGGATGAAGCTGCGGACGATGACCTCCCATTTTAGAATGGTAAGACTACCTTTTTAATCTTTCTGAGTATTTATAATAAAATACCGGAAAGATTATGAAGGAAGTAAAAGAAAAAAAATGTTTTAAATGTGACACAATTTTACCAATTTGTGAATTTTATAAACACAATCAAATGCCAGATGGGCACTTAAATAAATGTAAAAACTGCACAAAAAAAGATATTAAAAATAGGGAAATTGAATTAAGAAATAATCCTGAATGGTTAGAAAAAGAAAGAGAGAGACAAAGAGAAAAATATTATAGGTTAAACTATAAAGGAAAATTCAAACCATCAACAGAGAAGAAAAAAGATATAATAAAAAAATATCGACAAAAGTTCCCTGAAAAATTTTTAGCATCAAAATATACAGAAATTTATTTAACAAAAACTTCTGGATATCATTTACATCATTGGTCTTATAATCAAGAAGATTGGTTAGATGTCATACAACTAACAATAAGTGAGCATAATAAAATACATAGACATTTATTTTATAATCAAGAAAAAATGTGTTATATTATAAAAGAAACTGGTGAGTTGTTGGACACAAAAGAAAAACATTTAGAATTTATAAAATCTTTAATGGAGGGGTGGAGATAACGTCAGAAACCCCATTTTTTAAAACAATATTATGGCAGGTATAAAAAAGACTGATTTTTCAGCAATCAAAAAAAAGTTCTCAAAAGAGGCAGAATATAAACCAGATCGTTTTTTCGATTTAGGTAACGCTTTCTTAGATGCTTGTGGTATTCCGGGTCCTGCAATGGGTCACATCAATATGTTATTAGGACATAGCGATACGGGTAAAACAACTGCACTTGTTAAGTCAGCTGTAGATGCACAGAAGAAAGGTATTGTTCCTGTGTTTATTATCACAGAACAAAAATGGAGTTGGGACCACGCAGAATTGATGGGATTTAATAAAGATGGTGATTATCTTTTTAATAGTGATTTCGAATATATAGAACAAATTACTGATTATATTAATGAGTTATTAGATGCTCAGGAGAAGGGAGATTTACCTCACGATTTATTAATCTTATGGGATTCAGTAGGTTCGGTTCCATGTAAAATGACATACGATGGTAAAGGTGGTAAACAACACAATGCATCAGTTTTAGCTGACAAAATTGGAATGGGTATCAACCAACGTATATCAGGTTCAAGAAGAACAGATAAGTCTTACACAAACACTTTAATCATTGTAAACCAACCTTGGGTAGAATTACCTGACAATCCTTTCGGACAACCAAAGATTAAAGCAAAAGGTGGTGAAGCAATTTGGTTAAACTCAAGTATCGTATTCTTATTTGGAAATCAAAAAGGAGCGGGAACAACAAAAATCTCTATCACAAAAGATAAGAGAAAAGTTAAAATTGCAACAAGAACAAAAATCTCAATTATGAAAAACCACATCAATGGTTTAGGATATGAGGATGGACGTATCTTGGTTACATCACACGGATTTATGCCGGGTAGAGAAGACTCTGAAGAGAAGAAATCTATCGAGGATTATAAAAAAGAAAGTGGTGATTACATCAGTAAGATGTTAGGCGTTAATGTTACAGACGCGACAGATTTAGAAGTTGTAACAGAAGACTCGGACCTATAAAAAAATTAAATGTCGGTTTTATTAGTTGATGGTGATAATCTGCTCACAATAGGATTTTATGGAGTTAAGAATTATTTCTATAAAGGAGAACATATCGGTGGTATATTCCATTTTCTTAACACATTACGTAAGTCTTTTGAATACTATCATTTAAATAAAATCGTTGTTTTTTGGGATGGTCAAGACGGCTCACACGAAAGACGAAAGCTATACGTCCATTACAAAGAAAATAGACGTGAAAGGGTTCGTTCAGAAGAGGAGTTGAGTTCATACTTATATCAAAGAAATCGTATTAAGCAATACTTGGAGGAAGTCTATGTTAGACAAGGCGAATTCGAGTATTGCGAAACCGATGATTGCATAGCATATTATACACAGAATTCAGAAGAGGAAATTATTATTTATTCATCAGATGGGGACTTAACTCAATTGGTTAAGAAAAACGTAAAAATATATAATCCATCACATCAAAAGTTATATCAAGAAAAAGACACATTTGTTTACAATCATGAAGAAATTTTAATCGAAAATGTAAAATTGGTTAAAATGTTTTGTGGTGATAGTTCAGATAACATTGCTGGGATTAAAGGTATGGGAATAAAAAGATTCCTGTCCTTTTTTCCTGAAGCAAAAACCAACAAACTATCTATTGACGAAATCAGAACTAAAACAAATGACTTATTTGAGCATGATAAACATAATAAAACGTTAGCCAATCTATTAACAGGGGTTACAAAGTACGGGGTGTTTGGTGACGAGTTCTATGATATAAATGAAAGAATTGTAAGTCTAGAAACGCCTTTTTTAACCGATGATGCAAAAGAAGGCGTAAACCACCTTATAAATGAAAATTTAGACCCTGAGGGTAGGTCGTATAAAAATGCCATGAGGATGATGAGGGATGATGGAATCTTCAATGTATTACCAAAATCAGATGACGGGTTCGTTAATTTTTTAAATCCGTTCCTTAGATTAACAAGAAAAGAAAAAAATATAATAAAAACAAAAACAATAAAAGTAAAAAACAATGAGTAACAATCAAGACAACATTACTAAATTTGAATTTCTTTTGACACTAGAAAACAATATTGTGTGCCAAAGATATTTCAATGTGAGAAACCACGTTGCACAATCTAGACGTTCTTTAGACCTGCACTACTATGTGAAAAATATTTCTGAGGAAATTCAAGAAGATTTGAAAATAAAAAGTTCCAATTACATGTGCGAAAATCAGAATTTTATCCTCAATTCAGAGGTTGTGGAAGACACGGCAAATCAAGAAAAAGAACATTTTTTATTGGAAATTAAGCTAGGTGAGGATGTATTTATTTCTAGAATATTTCCAGCGTACTACTACCATCCAAAAGCTAGGTACACAGTTGATATTCGACCTAAGCTTAAGAGATTTTTGGCAGACTTAACTGACATTTTATCATCTTATGAGTTGGAAACAACCTACTTACAATACGAACTATAATTTAAAAACCGACTATTAATTTTTACTATGGAAGAAAGGAATTTTGGGAATTTAGGATTTTCGTTTCAGCAATCACTTATAAAAGCGATAATTGAAGATAGAAAATTCGGAGAGACGATTATCGATGTAATCGAGAGCAAATATTTTGATAATGTATCATTTAAATACATTATGGAAAATCTAAAGGAGTTGTGGAAGACCTACGATAAAATTCCCGATTATCATACAATGGCGCAGAAAATCATGGCAGAGAATGGTGCAAACTCAAACTCTAAAATGCATGTTGACACTCTAGAAGCCATAAAAAATAATGAGCAACAGAATGACTTAGTTAAGGATACAGCTTTAAACTTTTGTAAGCAACAAAACCTTAAAAAAGAATTAAAGAACGTAAATAACATTATTGATAACGGCGATTTTGAATCATATAATAAAATTGAGGAAATCATAAAAAAAGCGTTACAAGTTGGATTACAAGATGATGAGGCTGATGATGTTTTCGCTAATATTGATGATGCGTTAGAAAAGGACTTTAGACAGCCATTACCGACCGGAATTGTTGGTGTTGATAACGTGTTAAAGGGGGGTTTAGGTATCGGAGAATTAGGTGTTGTATTAGCGCCAACAGGCACAGGTAAAACAACTTTGTTAACCAAATTTGCTAACACAGCATATAACATGGGTCATCATGTTGTACAGATATTTTTTGAAGATAATCCGGGTAATATTAAGAGAAAGCACTATACTATTTGGTCAAACATTACACCTGACGAA